ATCCCGCAGGCAGTCCAGAGAACACGCATAATCAGAGTTGCTACGGTTAATGTAGTTGTTACTATCTACCACATTGACGCGCCCCAGAAGATACTGTTTACGTACCTCTACCTGTTCATTGTGAACCTTCAACACCTGAGTCATAAACTCCACAATACTGCCCTGGAACTCAAATGGCCGGATGATGCTATCGCATAGGTATGCGAGATCCGATTCGCAAGTGATTTGATGTGTCCGGTTAAACTCTTCTTCGGTCGTCATGCTCCGCCCTCGGAAGATCTCCATTCCGTCCTCATAAACAAATAATTCGGAAGACAGTGGCAGAATCTTGTCATAATACGGATGCTTCGGCGTAATCTTAAATTTAAGATACCCTGGAGAGTTGCCGGCATATTCTTTCAGCGTTGGATTCTCCAGCCGGAGAACCTGGTTCAAAAGCGGATATTCCTTTCCCTCCGTAACCACTGTAACTTTATACATCTACAGCACACCTCCTCTGAAATCAATCGACACGGTGCCGGTGCCAGTAAATTTCATAACGTTTGTTCCGGATCCCAGGATGATGTCATAGTTTTTATTGACTCCTTCTGTCAGCTCAAACGTCTTACCGCCTACCTCTACCGTCATGGCCGCACTGCAGGTAATCTCCGGAACTATCGGCATATCAGATCCGGTCACATCAACCGACAGGGAACCGGATATTGATATGCCGCTATATCCTCTGACTATGCCGTTCTCGAATGAAAACGGATCCCACAGCCAATTTTCCGCCGCTGTGTACCGTTCCATTTTAAATGGCTGCACATCGCCAGTAATCACAAAATCCGCCAGCACATCATTGCTTTTTGTCGTCTGCAATGAAAAACGCCCCTCATAGTAATAGTTCGGATCGTCTGGCAGAACGCACTTGATAACCTTTCCGTGCAACGTCTTGGCGATTTTACTGCTTAAATCATGCCATTCCGTGTAATCGTCAAACAGGGAAAAATTCAAGGTCAGCGTTCGGTTTTTATAACAAATCTGACCGTTTACCTCAGACAGATCCAGGAGCCCGTTCGCTCCTGGAATATCTAACAGATCCGTCTTAGCTTCGGGGAAGGAAATATTTATCGATTCCAATTTCAGCCCCCAGTCTGTAAAGGTTTTTATATCTGCCATCTGCACATCTGGATAAATCATCGTTCACTCTCCTTCCGCGCTCGTTCAATCTCGGTATCCACTGTAGGCGCTACAAGTGTGCCTACTTTTTCTCCATCCATTGTCACATCTCCGGTTATGCTGCCTTTTTCGAGGACAACCACTGTGCTTCCTTGTCCGCCGCCCGGCGTTGGTGCCGGCGGTACCTGATTCCCTGCTACCACAGTTCCGGATCTCTGTAATGCAATTCCCTGCATACTCTCCACCGCCCTTTGAGCAGAGCCAGCCGACGTTTTTTCCAGATTCGGTGTTTCTGCCACGATACCTCTCTCAAATCCGGCGATCATGTTCTTACCGATAACATCCCGCATCAGCTTCGATGGGGAATGAATACCAAGGAAATCCTTTGCCGCGTCAAACGCTTTCTTCGCTGCATTCTTCGCCGCCTCTGCCAGCTTTCCAACCGAACCCGTGATTCCGGCTGTAATGCCTGTGATGATATTCTTTCCGATATTGCCCCACGACTGCCCTGTGAATCCCTTGACGATGCTCTGGGCGCCATTTTTCGCAAGACCTAAGAGTTTGGATGGCAGCGATGTGAGGGCACTCACAATGCCACTCAGGATGCTGGTAGCCGCTCCTTTAATCGCTCCGAGCATCCCTTTTAGGCCACTTGAAATTCCTTCACCTGCCTTTTTGGCAATTTCAAGAAGCTTTTGCGGTAAGCTCTGTATTGCTCCAACAATTGCTTTGAGTATCTCTGCAGCAGCTGAGGCAATCGCACCTACCATTGATATAATGCCATTTCTCAGCAGCGTAATAATATATATTCCAGAATTAACCCAGTTAAATGCCTGCAAGGTACTTACGATCGCCTGGATAATTTGCGGCAAGGCTGCAATAATATCCGGAATTGCCTGAATCAGTCCTTTTCCAAGAACCACTATCAACTGTACACCGGCCATTAACAGCTTTGGTGCGTTGTCATTGATGATTCCGGCAATGTTTATGATGATCTGCGGAACATACTGAAGCATCGCGGGCAGCCCGTCCATCAGACCCTGTGCCAGCTTTAATATCAAATCAATGCCGCCATCAACCAGTTTTCCGGCGTTGGAACGTAAGTTTTCGGTAAAGCCCTCTACCAGCGGAAGCCCCTGTTCGATAATCGACGGAAGATTCTCGGCAAACGCATTTGCCATCTGTCCAGCGGCTTCGATCATTCCCACGACGCCGCCTTCCTCAAACCCCTGCGTTAAGTTTGAGACTACATCGATTCCCAGCTTTGTGAAGTTCGTCAGCGGTTCCTTAACTGATTCATACAACTCCAAGGCGAGTGCTTGTGCCGCGGATCCCAGAATTGTCAGCTGCCCTTCCAGGTTATTCTGCATGGTTTCTGCCATTGCTGCCGCTGCACCATCGCAGTTTTCGATCGAACCTGCCAGTTTTTCATAGTCTGCATCCGACGCATTGATGATCGCCAGCATTCCGGACATAGCCTCTTTTCCGAACAGGGTTGCAGCTGCCTCCTCCTGCATCGCCGCCGTCATGCCATCCAACGATTCTTTACCGAGGGAAGATGCAAGCTGATATAGCTCTTCCTCCGAGAGCTGTCTTTCTTTCGTCAGCTTGATTCCAAGTTTCTGCTTTGCCTGAGCCTTAATCTCTTCTTTGGTCATATCCTTGATAAGCTCAACGCCTTCAAGGTATGCGATTTGTGCATTCCGCTGCTCTCCACTTAACCCTGACAGGCTGTCTGCCAGCCCCTCCGCTGTAAGTTTCTGCTCCGCCATCGCATAGTTCTGAGCACGCTCAGCGTCCGTGGTAATCGCAAACTTGTCTCGCAGATCCCCGATCAACTCACCAAACGGC